GCTCAGGCTCAGGCTCAGGCTCAGGCTCAGGCGTGGGGGCAGTAGCCGCCTCCCAAGCCTTGCTGATTTCCTCGGCCAGACGGGCATCGCTCCAACGCCCGTCTATTTTAATGCCAAGTTCCTCGGCTTGTACTTCCAAGCTTTCCCGCATGATTACAGCCCTGTCAGGGTTTGCGCCGCGTCATCTTCGATCACGTCAAGCCCGGCCACGCCGAAGAATGACTCGACGAAATACTTGTGGCCTTTCTGATAGACGCTTGACAGGTTGAGCGGGATCGGCAACCGGAACTGCATCGCCCGACGGTTAGCCGAGAAAGCGACCGTTACCGAACTGGCCTGAGTGCCGCCGTTCGCTACTGTATCGGCCTTGACTGTCATGCCAAAAGTCACAGTTGGGAAGTTGGCTCGCAAGGCTTGGAGCACGTTCATCTCCGAGCCCGCGCTGTTCAGGATTTTGGTTGTTGCCGTGTTGAACACACGGGCGGGCATCGTAACCCGATCCGCCATGTATGTCTCAACGTTCAACACGCCATTCCACTGGCGTGTGATGAGCCCTGCAATCTCGTCGTAAAGCTCCTGACCTGTCAGGTTCGCCGCCACGTCGCCAGCCGTGTCCGTCGCCCAACCGTAGTTAAGCAAGCCGGTGGTTTTGTTCGTGCCGTCTGTGCGGACCTGCCCGACATAGCCGAGTTCATCAATCTTGCGATTATACAGTTCCGCGTGGCCCTCGAAGTAACGGGAGGGGAGATTGATATTTTGCAATCCGGCCCGCTGCAATTCGATTTCGGACCACTCGCTTTCACCTTCAAGAGTGAATACCGGGATCGAATCGTCTTCGCCGGACAGGGTGATTTTACCTGTGCCCTGCGTGTTCGATCCGGACTCACGGAAGCCGCCTTCCGTGCGGAGTTTCAGCTTAACAATGCTTGAGGAATAGCCGCCCTCGTTGTTGACGGTCACGCCCTGGTTGAGGAAAGTCAGCCCCGAATATTCTTGGGTAAAAATCTCCGCGCTGACATGTTCGAGATTGCGGGCCAGCACGATACCGCCGTCATCTCGAAAATTCTGGCGGGCATATGCCGCCGCATCTTCAAAAGACTTGATGCCGTAAAGCGCCTGGATTTGTTCAAAGGTCTTTTTCATCGTTCAAGCCTTCCGTTAAGCCGTGATAACGATTGCACCGGAAGCGTAAACCACGCCCCCGATTTCGGCCCATGCGTAGATGGTACCGGCAATCAGGTTGTTAAGTGTGAGTACCGCCGTGCCCGTCGCGTCAGTAATGACCAGCAATTCCGCGCTCGCCGTAATGACTTCTTTTGACGTGCCGGTAGCTACCGTAATGCCGGTAATGGCGTCCACGCCGAAGTCATCCGCAGTACCCACCCACACGCGAGTGAGTACGTTAGCGGCAAAGTCTCCGGCCACCGCGTCGAGCGCCTGAATAGTCAAGGTCGCCGTGCCATTTGCATTGTCGACGGCAGACAGGTCGAGGCTCGAAGGAGCGCCCACGTATGATGTGGAAGTCTCGACGCCCATCATCACGCGGACCAACCAAACACCTGCGGCTTTTTCTTCCCAGAAGATAGCGCCCGGCACAATGAGCTGGCCGCTATCGTCCGTCGCCTTGCCTCGGTCCGCCGTGTCCGCGTTGACCGTATAGACCTGATCATACTTCGCAGGCGTGGCCGCATCCGTAACGGTCACAGTGACGAAGCCGAAGTTACAGACTTCCGCTACCTGGTCGATGCCTTGGCCGGACGTACGGTAAACGCTTGGCGCGGTCTGGATTTCTCCCGTCACCTTACGGCGTACGACGCCAGCCAGCACGGGGGTAGCCGAGCCGTCCAAATTGTCAATCTGGCCTGCCGCGAACTTGCAGAAGCGGCCTTCAATTAGGCCGTCTTCAAATTTTTCAAAAGCCAGCACCGCGCTTGGGAGGGCTTTAAGCACTTCGCCGGCAGGTAGGTCTGGGTTGGCCGCCAAAGCGGTGTTAGCAAAGCTCATGGGTTTAACCCTCCATTGCAGATTTGAGGCGAGCCGTCAGGGAGCCGTCAGGCTTCTGATCGCCAAATTTGGAATAATCCGGGGCCTGACGTTTCAGTAATTTGAAAGCCGTCCCGATCTCGGCATCCGTGAACGTAGTGCCCGCGTACTGTGTGGCCAGTGCGTCGCGCATGATCTGGTTAGCCGACTTGTCCGTAAACTCGTAATCTTCGTCAAGGAAGTCACGGGCTTTGGTCACGACCTCGCCGTACTTACGTACTTCGGATTTGATCAGCTTGCGGACGGTTTCCGCGTCGGAAAATTCCGACTTCTTTTCTTCCTCCGCCCCGTCCTGATCCGTCGTAGGCTGGTCCGACTTCTTATCTTCGGCCCCATCTTCATCGGCGACTTTCTCGCCTTCGACTTCGACGCCCTGTTCACGGGCGTAACCCATGATCTCTTGGAGCGCTGGAAGAATTTCCGGCAGCTTGTCAACCGGGACTTTTCGGATCGCATCGGGGAGGCCCGCCGCAATCTCTACGATTTGTTCAAGGTTTGCGCCGCCCTCGGCGTCGAGAAAAACCTTATGGATTTTTTTAGACATCTTGTCACCTTCTGCTTTGCGGTCCAAAAACCGGCATCCCGGCCCGCATCGGCCAGCTTCGACCACCGCCAGGTGGTGGGGTTCAATATTCGTTTGTTCAAAGTCGTACCGGCTATGCGGGATTAAGTCGGCCCCGTAACCTAACGAGAGTTCCTGCTTGTCTTGAAGCGCAAGGGCCATCTGATCCGTTACGCTCAAACGGTTCATCACGGCCAACCGTGCGCCCGTCGCCTCGTCCAATTGATCGATCACACGGGCAGCCTCCACCTTGCTACCGGTATCCGGAGCGGGGCCCGCCAAATCAACGTGGCCGTCGGTCAAGGGAATGCCCGTCATGGCATAAGCCGCATTGGCGATTGTGGCGGGAGAGCGGTACACTGAGAAAACCCTGTCCTTCGGCTCAAGCCCCAATTCCGCGCCAAGGTACTCAAGCACGCCGTCTCGAACAGAAATAGCGGTCCGGTCCGTCGCCTGATAGCTCGTAAAATCTGAAAAATTTAGCCGCACTTGCCGCCCCAAAATCTAGCGCTCAAAAAATAAATAACCATAAATAAAATAAATCGTCAAATAGTTGTTGACAGGTGCGACCATTGTTCGTATACCCAACGCACCAACCGAGCAAAAGGAACCGAGCAAATGATTGATTTTTCAAACTTCCACGGGTGCCGGTAAAATCAAAATCGGCAGTCGGCTGATTTAAATTCCAGCGTCCGACGCGGGGAGTTCCTGCCAGAAAAGATAGAGGCTAAGAGCCGCGTCACCCCCGCCCGCGCGGCCCAAATCCTCATATTCCGTAACAATAACTGTTGTCATTTAGTCGCCCTCAAAATCTGGAATAATCATCTCATAATCACAGCGGCAATTATAATCCGTGCCCGGAAGAAGCGTCTTGCCGTCCGTCGCGCTGTAAAGCCCTTTGGCTAAATTAAATTTACGGCCAGCCCGTGCCGCGTGAGACTTTCGGACCCGTTCGTCGCTGGACGTGATCCAGACAGCTTCGGTAATTCCAAGGTTACGAGCCCGCGCCTTGCTGGTCAAGCTGTTGAACGTAGCTATCTGGGTGCGGGCTACCATCTGCGCGTGTCCCTTCCGCTTTTCTTCCATGCCGTCAAATTGAGCAAGGATATCCTCAAGCCCGAAGCCTTCGGCCATGTCGCGCAATGTGTTGCTGGTCCATTCCTCTAACGTATCGTCCCGCAGCTTTTTAATCCATTGGGCCGTTTCAAGTTTGTAAGCGTTGATCTGGGAAGTGAGCCCCTCGCTCGCTTCAAGCTCTTGCCGACTGATCCCGATGCTTTTTTCCGCGCGAGCGTAAAACTCTTTACGGTTTCGCTCGTTGACCGGGCCTGTGAAATTAGCCGCCAGTTCCTCCAACCGCTTATCGTCAAACCTCTTGACCAGCTTACGGCGGGCACGCTCCGCCAGCTTGAGGTATACCGCCGCAAAATTGCCGGTCTGCGCATCCTCAAATTTTTCAACGGTTGATTTATTTAGCTCTTTAAAAACCTGATTTCGCCAGCTTTTAGCCATCGCTTCAATCATCGCGGACATGGCCGCGCCGAATTTACGCATCTCAGCCCGTGGTGCTTCGGGAGATTTGAGCGTTCCCCCTCCCGGCTTTGAGACTTCACGCTTCATCGTCCGCCCCAAACATTTTATCGAAAGCGTCCGGCGTAACAATCCCGTGGCGCTCAAGGTATTTGCCGTAGTCTTCCCCCATCTGCCAAAGCACCAAAGCATTCTGGATGACCTTAACTTCATATTCCATGCGCTCAGTTGGTCGCTCCCCCTGATTGTCTTTGAATTCAACCGGGTCCATGCCGTGTAAGGAAAGAAGCTGGTTTATGGGGTCTTGCAAAAAATCAGACTGTAAAGTTTCGATAGTCTGCATCAGCACTTGGCGCTCCCCCTCGCCCGTACTGTTCAGGCCGCGCGCGGCTTCCCCGACCAACCACGATAGCGGCAAGCCCGTCACCATGGCCAGCCGCCGCAATGTGATCATGTCGCTGTCAGCCAGGTTGGTAAGCGCTTGCGTTATGGACTCAATCGTGTCGTCAGCATCGACAATGCCCGCGCCATAAATAGACCGAAGATTTTCCAGCTCCGAGAAATACGCTACCGCCTCATCTTCCTTGTGATCGGAAAGCAACGCCTTAAAACCTTTAAGTTTGTAAAAAATTGTGCTGGACTTTTCGAGCATGGAAGGAGCCGCACGCTGTACGATCTGATCGGCCACCAGCTCATTACGGATCAACTCAAATTCAGAGATGCCGCCGAACTGATACTGAGGCGCGTCATGTTCCACCGGCTCCACGTAACGGAAGTCCACGCAGCGCGACGGGTGGATTGTCGTGCCCCGGACGTTGAACAGCCGGGGCCGGTAATAGTCCGGGCTCGCGAGGTCCATGTTGACTGACGATACGGCGACCATGTCGCCGCTGAACGTGTGGTAACGAGCCTTACTTAAATCGGCGTCACGCGACAATGGCCGGGACAGGTCCGCGCCAGGTTCATGCACGACGACAAGCCCGCGCCCGAAAGCCAGCATGAATTTAGCCGCTCGCTTCACATGCTTCTGGAGCCGGGCGTTGTAAAAGTCCCGATCCGTCTCCGTGAAAAATTGCAGGCTGTCGTTAAGCGCGATACCGGATTTAAGCCGGATGATCTTGCTGCCCATGCCGCTGCGATAAATAGACCGCAGCTCCTCCCACCCGACACGCCCCGCCGATGTGATGATATTGTTCCGGCGCGGGTCACGGCGGTTCGCAAGCTTATTGTTGAGGCTGGTCAAGCCGTCCGCAAAAAGCGTATTGGCGTAAGCGAGGGCCTGGGCCTCTGAAAGGGTATCCGTCATAGCAACGCCTTATAATTTATCGGGCCGTTTTTGATCATAGGCGCGAGCGCGTACCGCAGCGCGTCTACGTAATGGTTGTGTGCGTCCACAATGACCGGCAACACGTCGCCACTATGCCGGTCAACCTTGTAGCTGTAAAGCCGCGTCTCTTTGATCAGGTTGACGCACCTGGGATGGACGACTATTTCCCGGTAGCTTCTCAAATGCTGGATGCCATCCTCCACACTTCCCGGCCACTTATCGACGCTCTCGATACGCGGCAATCCGTTGCGGGACAGATAGCTGGTACTTTCAGGTCGGGCATTGTCCGCCCTGATTACGTGCCGGGCGGCGTCGGGCATTTCGGCGCATACCAATTCCGTCGTATCGTCCAGCTCGACACCTACGCCCCCCGCCTCCCGCTCGACGTAGAGGGCCCCCTCGTACAGCCACGCTTTGACTACGGCGGTAGGGTCTTGAGAGAAACCATAATCTAAACCAAAATAAGGCCCGTCCCAAAGCCGGGGGTGCGGCTCAAACTCCGCAACCCGCACCTTGCCGTGCAATACTTGCGATACTGAATTTTTCAGATACGCCCCTTCCCATACATGCGCGTAGGTGGCCGGGTCCATAATCTCCTGATCGCGGCGGCGCTGATCGTCCAGCACGTCCGGCAGCCACGGGTTGTCACAGTAATTGATTTCCGCGCCGATGCCGTTGGATGGGGGCTTTTTGACAAAGCGCATGTCCACGGGGCTACCGTCAAGCGCCGGGTTCCAGAGCACCCATATTTCGGACTTGGGCGCGCGTATCGTTGGTTCTAGGGCTCGCCATGATGCTTCTGGTACGTCTTCGGCTTCCTCAATAATACAAAGGTCGATCTGAGCCATGGACTTGATCGCGCCAATATTATGACGCAGCCCGCGAAAAATAAATTCCGTGCCGTTCCGGCCACGGATGTAACTTTCGCCCACGTCGTAATGGGCCTTAAGCCACTCCCGTGACTCAATCGCCGCTTTCAGTTCGGCATAGAAACTCTCCTTGATCGAGATTTGCAGCTCGCGCGTGGACAGTACCCGAAGCGGCTCGCAGTACCCCCACACCG